CCAGAATAAATTCAAGTTACCTCAAATTTATTAGAGATAGTTATTCCTTTATGGAATCAGCAATTTCTGTAGTCAGTACTCCAGAAGAAACTTGCTTGGCGGAACATGTCTTCTGTCTTTTCTTTCCGACGATTTCCCCCACTGCTTCGGCAGCAGAGTCGAAGGTCGAACGTACTGGGACGTTTGACAGGTTCTTACTCCCTAGACCTCCTAAATTTATAATGAGGGATCTTAAGGTTCTTAATAGCTACATTAAGGACTTTCAGATTCTCTATTCTAAATTGAAGAAGTTTGAGGAGCGTTCGGGTCCAGTTCCTGGGATCCGAGACAGGTTGCGTATCCTCGTTGCTTGCCAATGGGCAGCGAGGTCGTGGCGGGCGTTATTCCTCTCCTTGACGGCTCGTACACGTGTGACGGTTGGGAAAAGGGAAGTCAAATACCTTGACTCACCGGCGGTCACATACGTGACGGAGATAGCTCGTCGATATCTCGCAAGTCCCGAGAAAGTAGTGAAGTACCTAAAAGAGCAAACCACTTATGTGTTCGCGGCCCAGGTGGGCTGTGGATCTGAGTGTACGTTCACTGATTGCTCGCCCTTCAGTTTCACGAAGGGTATCCTGGCTGGAGGCTGGGTTCGTCAATGCCTGCGAAGGCTAATTGGCGTTAGGTCTCATTATAACAGGCTTCGGGCCTTCGATGTTCTTAACAGCAAGAATCTCATGCCGAGAGTTCCAGCTGAGTTCGAAGCGGCCACGCTACAGACCCATGCGATCGCGCTGGGTACTGTGCATGACTACAAGGCCGACCCTGAAATTCGTATTAAGGTGCACGATATGATCCTAAAGATCGTGAATCATCTTTTTAAAGGTATAAAGATGATGCCTCGGCAACTAGATCCGAGCCAGAATGCGAGTTTTGCGGGGAGAAGAGTGGATGGGGGTGCTTTCGGCGAACTCCTAACGGACTTTTGCCACTCCACGACAAGGCGTCTTGCGGAGTGGAAGGAGTTTAACGATACCTATTCACCCGATATGCACAAGATAGTGATTGGGGATGTCGCTTATGATACTTTCCAAAATTGGATCGATAAGGAAATAGTGAGCGCTCTAAGTCCGCAGATGCGGCTAAGGGCTGCTCCAATTTCTATATTCGAACCTCTTAAGTGTCGTATCATTACGAAAAGCGATCCCAAATTTTACTATAGGGCACTTGAGATACAAAAAGTGGTCCATTGTGCATTGAAAGTCAATCCGGTATTTAGGTACATTGGACAACCGATTGACATGGACGATTGGACGAACCGATTCCGCGATCTAGGGGACGACGAGTTTTATGTTTCAGGCGATTATCGAGCCTTTACCGATAATGTCGATCCTGAACTAACAGAGTTCTGTTGGAGCGCTATGGCGAAGCAAATAGAAATATTCATCGACGGTGTTTGGAAGCACCTAGATGAAACTATCTACTATGCAATTGGCGCAAAGGCTTTAACAGGTCATGAACTCTGGTATCTCGTCGATAGGTTCACAGACGCGCAAATCCAGGATATAAAAGATAAAACCGAGTGGCGAGAAGAAGAGTGGGCTCCGCTACCATGCGAAGAGCCAAGACTCTATCTCGTTGTAAAACAGAAGTGGGGCC